CCTTTATGAGATGGACCAGTGGCTACGAAGTGAGTATAAGTACAACGGTAAGGAGGAGATGTATGAGGTAAGGAATAAGCTAAGAAAAATAATTTTAGAAAATAATGTGAAAATAGAATAATAAGTAGTATATTTGTAAACAATTAATTAACTAACCCAATGGAAAAATCAACAACTAAGGCTGTAAAGCCTCAGGAGGTTGAGCAGCAGCCTGCTCCCTTCTATGTTCGCCTTCACCAGGCAAAACAACTAATCGGTAAAGTACATAAGAATGCTACTAACCCACATTTCAAGAAATCATATGCAGATATCAATAGTATCCTAGAGACTGTTGAGCCTATTCTTTTGCAGCATGATCTGTTATTACTACAGCCTATAGATGGTGGTAGTGTTTGTACTCAGATAGTTTGTATCTACACTGGCTTTAGTATCTCTAGCTGTATGGCAATGGATTTAACCCTCAATGCACAGCAGCAGGGGAGCCAAATTTCTTATTTTCGTAGGTACACCATCCAAAGCCTGCTCACTCTTCAATCTACTGATGATGATGGTCATGTAGCTACAACTGCAAAGCCTAAGATAGATGCAAAGAGATTTGCTGAGGCTGTTAAGGCTATAGCTGATGGGAAGTTTACTGTAGATAAGTTAAAAGATAGCTTCGATCTTACAGATGTACAAAATAATTCACTGCTTTTAATCCCTATGATATGAAAATCAGATGTTCAGCTATAGGTAAGATAATGACCTCTTCTAAGACTAAAGGGGAGGTGCTATCACAAACAACTAAGACGTATATCCAGGGCTTAGCCCTGGCACACGTTTATGGTATACGTAAAGAGTTTACTAGTAAGTATACTGATAAGGGTAATGAATGTGAGGATATGTGCCTCAGCTTTGTAATGGATGTCATAGACAAAGGCTTCCTGTTTAAGAATGAGGAGAACTTCACTAATGAGTGGCTAACAGGTACTCCTGATGTGGTTACTGATCAGGTGCTAGTAGATGTAAAGAACTCATGGAGTGGTAGCACTTTCCCTTGGTTTGATACTGAATGCCCTAACAAAGATTACTACTATCAGCTTCAAGGCTATTTATTTTTATGTGATAAGCAGGAAGCTCTGTTATGCTACTGCCTAACCAATACACCCCATGCCATAGTAGAGCAGGAGGTAAAGAGTGCACACTACAAGTTAGGGCTAATGGAAGAGAGTTTAGATCTTAGAGACCAGGTGCAGAAGCAGCACAGCTTCAACCATATACCTGATGCTAAGAGGGTGAAGACCTTTGTAATCAAAAGAGATGATGAGGTGATAGAGCAGATTAAATTAAGAGTAGAACAATGTAGAGAGTATTTTAACCAACTAATAACACAATTATGATAAAGAAGATAGGAAAATGGGCAGATGCTGAACTGTATCTTACCAAATATTTTAAGAAAGGATACAGTGTAAAGCCTAAATTAAAATTTTACCACAAAGAAATGAGTACAGATGTTACTTTATTTACTGATGAGGAATTAAAAAATAAAAATGGGGTGTATTTATGTTTTTTAGAAAGAGATAAGTCCATTAATGAGTATTTAATAATTGATAATCAATTAGATTTTTTGTATCATCTACCTTATAATAGTGAAAATAGATCATCTGATACTCTAAAAAATGATAATGGGATGTATTGCATAGAGACTTTTAAATTAAAAAATGTAAATTTAAATGATGCCTTTGATAAAGTTTGGGATAATTTGCCTAATAATGATGAGGATTATATTAACCCTGAATTAATAGCTAAGGCATCTATGAAAGCTATGCAAGCTCTTATAATATCACAGCCAAAGATTAGCCCTAAATTTGCAGCTAAGCAAGCTGTAGAATATGCTAATGAATTAATCAAAATATTAAGTGCAGTATGACTATCCTACTAACAATATTGCTTACCCCTGCAGTGGTGTGGGGGTGGGTAGTGACTATCAATTATTTATTAACAATTTTAAACAAAGATTAACATGGAAACTAAGAACAACAGTGGTGCTATCTTCAAAAATGATAAAAAGACAGCAGAAACTCACCCTGACTACAAAGGGAAGGTGAATGTAAACGGTAAAGATATGGAGGTAGCTCTATGGTTAAAAGAAAGCAAATCAGGTTTGAAGTACTTTAGTGCTACATTTCAAGAGCCTTATGTTAAACCTGAAGCTGCAGTAGTAACTGATGAGCAGGATGATGATTTGCCATTCTAAATAATATTACTATATTTGGGCATGATATTACTAGCCCTTATACCATTAGCCTGGTGGTTTGTTAATTTTGAGCCCCTCCAAGCAACTATAGACTACTTTTTTAAGTATAACACAAAGTACCCAATAGCCATACATATACACTCTGCATTAGGATGTATTAAATGTGTGGCTTTTTGGCTTGCTTTAATTTGTACCTTTGATTTTATCCTGGCTTGTCAGGCTGCACTGCTTGCTTATATACTTGAAGAATGTTTACAGAAGCTGAGATAGAGATAGTGGATGCAATAGCTAAGATGCCTGATAGTACAAGGTATACTAAGTACAGCTGTATTAAACTCTACAAAATAAAAGAGAAGTACGAAGGTAGACAGCCTAGAGAATGCTTCTGTGCATCAGTTAGGAGGAGGATATGGTCCAAAGACTTTGAATCGTGGTATGAAAAAAGCCTTAGATCAGTACATTAGCCTGCACTACGGTGAGGTGAGGGCATACACTGCCTACTTTCTATCTAAGATGGGTAGCTACATAGACGCTGATACTGTAATAAACAACTCCTACCTTCACGTGGTTAATATAGATGGTGATCCTGACAAGGTTAAAGGCTATCTACTCAATACAATTAAGTACCAGGTGTTATGGTCTACCTCAAAGAGCCATAGAGATGATAAGATAACAGCCATTGAGCACCCAAACACTGAGCCTGTAGATGATGATGATCTAGTGCATAAGCTCAGAGAGGATAAAGCCTACTCTTTTAATAAAGGTTTGATAGAGATATATAGGAATGAGATAACAGATAAGATACAGCTCATAGTATTTGAGGCTTACATTGATAAGGGATATATTACTAGTAGAGCTATGGCTATTTATTTTGGTATTACTCACACCTCAGCATACTACCTGATCAAAGAGTTAAAACAAAACATAAACAAATTACAATATAGGTATGAGACTGAGCCAAATTATTAGTATTTTTACTCTGCTATTTGCTCTCAGCACTGGCTTCGCACTGTTTACATTAGATTATGTGTGGGCTAGTAGGGCTGCAGGTTTATGGATAGTATTTTATTATGCATTTTTAATTATAAACGAACATGAAAACAAAGACTGAACACGTAGGAACGTACATCACTACCTACAATGGCAACTATGAGACCACAATAGAGGTAACAGAAGAGATGGCCAAAGAACATAAGTACTATACCTCTATAGGTTTAGGTTACTTGTTTGAAGAGAGCACTCCTAAGGCAAAGTATAAAGGGGTGGAGAATGATAAAGGTGAATAGCCTTAGAGCATACTATCTAGCCTTCGCTACTTACACAGATTATCCTGCAGCTGCAACTGAGAATGCTAAAATAGCATTAAGATGGGCACAGGAGAATGGATGGGGTGAGTGTGGAACTGCTGTAGGTAAAGCTAGAGCTAATCAGTTAGCAAAGGGTGAAGCCCTAAGTAGAGATACTATTGCTAGAATGGCATCTTTTGAGAGACAAAGGCAAAATTCACAGGGTGAGTTAGGTGATGGGTGTGGTAGATTAATGTGGTTAGCCTGGGGTGGTGATGAGGGAGTAGAATGGGCTAGTAGAAAATTAAAACAGATAGATAATGCCAACTAAGAAACTTATAGAAACTCCTGAGAAGTTAATGGAGATATTTGAGGCTTATAAAGCTCATTGTGCTGCTAACCCTAGGACTAAATGGGTGCTATCACAAAAGACTGCTGAGATGGTAGCAGAACCATTAAGGGTACCTTTGACTAATGAGGGCTTTGAGATATTCTGCTATAATAACTACAGTGATGTGCACCATTATTTTGATAATACTGATAACAGATATTCTGAATATAGGACAGTCTGTTCGCACATAAAGAAAGAGATCCGTAATGATCAGATCACAGGTGGAATGGTAGGACAGTATAATCCATCCATCACTCAACGTCTCAACTCATTAAAAGAGCACACAGATGTAACCAGTGGTGATGAGAAGATAAGTGCTATCACTGTTACTATAGTTAAGTAGTAGTAGTAGTTAAATAATAATAATAACAATATACTCTCTGAGAGAGGGGTAGCTTTGCTATGGAGATAAAAAGCACAGTCATCTTTGAGAAAAACTATGAGGCCATAGCAGGAGACAAACGCTTCATAATTAATGAGGGTGGTAGTAGAAGCTCTAAGACTTACAGCCTGTGCCAGCTCATGATAATCTACTGCCTGCAGAATAACAATAAGGTGGTTAGTGTAATACGCAAGACCTTCCCTGCCCTACGTGCTACAGTGCTCAGAGACTTCATAGAGATCCTCAGGGATATAGGACTGTATAATGAGGAGAACCATAATAAGAGTGAGCAGATTTACACCTTTGCCAATGGATCTATGGTAGAGTTTTTCTCAGTAGATAATGAGCAGAAGATAAGGGGTAGGAAAAGGGATATAGCCTGGTGCAATGAAGCCAATGAGCTGTACTTTGATGACTTCACTCAGCTCAATATGAGAACTGAGGATAAGCTAATCTTTGACTATAATCCTAGTGATAGTGCATCATGGTTATATGAGCTACCTGCTGAGGATAGCATAAAGATAAAGAGCACCTATAAGGATAACCCATTCCTCCCTGATAGTATCAAAGCACAGATAGAGGATCTAGCTAGAACAGATGAGGCACTGTATCAGATCTATGCCCTAGGTGAGAAGGCTATCTCTAAGAGTAACATCTATAGCCAATGGACCTTCGTAGCTCATAGGCCCTCAAGGTTTGTTAAGTATGTATATGGATTAGATTTTGGGTATAACCATCCCAGTGCTTTGATGAGGGTGTACTACTGTGATAATGATATCTACATAGAGCCTGTGATATATGAGAGCTACCTCACCACGACCATGCTCATAGAGAAGCTAGCAACCCTGAACATAGAACAAACGGTAACCATCCTTGCAGATTACTCACGTCCAGAAATCATACAAGAAATGAACATAGCAGGGTATGATGTTCAGAATGCTAACAAAGTAGTTAAGAAGGGTATTGATAACCTTAAGACCTTTGGGGTAATATGCCAGGATGATAAAGCCATAAGGCGAGAGTATGAAAACTACAAATGGAAAAAGATAGGAGACTTCATAACAGATGAGCCTGTCAAACTATTTGATGATGCAATGGATGCAATAAGATACGCCACTACTCACATAAGGCAGGAGTACTACACTGATGACAGCTACTATGCATTCTGATATCCTACATAAGATACAAGTGGTGCAAGCCTACATCTTCCATAAGACAGGTAAGCAGGTGAGGATAGTATTCAATAGACCTGATAGGATGCAGCTGCACCTACAGATGCTAGATCATGCTTATGCTGTGGCCATGGCTGAGTTCAAAAACAAATAATCTAATCTAAATAATATAGGTATGGCAATTATAAACATAGCAAGGGCACAGCCACTGATGCCTGCATACAACCCTATCAAGTTTATCTATGATAGCAGTAACAATAACCTCCAAGGTTTTAAATATATTTTTGACATCTACGAAAGTGGTACAGCTAATAAGATAGCAGAGTACAGGGTGATGCCTACCTATGGCACAGGTTACGGTGAGGTAGATCTCTCGAAGCTCTTACAGGCTCAGGTGAGCTATGACTTAAACCTAACCAATACCTCAGTATATATTGCCACTAACAGTCACTACCAGTATGATGTAAATGTAGGGGAGGAGTATCTTACTACCACTAACTATATTGCTAACCTAACCAACAATGCAGGCAATGTGCAGATAAACGTGGTTAATATATTTGTAGCAGGTGATCAGATTAATATCACTCAAGCAGATCTAGGTGTAGCTAACCCAAACTTAGAGGGGCTGTTTACAGTTCTATCTGTAGGGGTAGGCTTCCTAGTAGTTAGCTCACCATTCGCAGCTGTTACTGATATAACTATCAATGGAGCTATCACTTATGCAGATGGTAGAAAGACAATCACTAGGGATATCATAACAGCTATTAAAAACTTTGTATTCAACGGAGCTATCAGATGGGTAGAGTGGCCTGTATATGACTATGATGATTTCATGCTCAACAACTTTCAGGATAGATTTTTAACCAACCTACCACCTTCTGAGTTCTATGCTACCTTATCCCAGGATCTATGGGTAAATGCTGTAGCTAACAACTCGACTACTCCTCCTGATACAATGTTCTTTCAGACTAGTGACGGTGATACATTTGAAAAGAACGTAACAGCTGCAGCTCATGTTAGTGGTATCTCAATAGGACCTAATAACTATGGCTTACTATCTGTAGTGTCAGGAGCTCTACCAATGATTAAGCCTACCACTGAATGGTACACAGTACGCTATGAGAGGAATGGTTTCCCAAGCTCTAAGCAATACAAGGTAAACTTAGATAGGAGGGTGAGAACAGTAGAGCACTCTATCTTATTCTTAGATCGTATGGGCTCATGGGGTAGCTTTGCTTTTACAGGTAGGGCATACACTACAGGTGAGGTAACACGTGAACAGTTCAATAAGGATATACCAGGATACGTTGAAACTGCAGGGATAGATAGATGGTTGTATGAGACCACTGAGACAGGCATGACTAACACTTACATAGCTACTGATACTACCATCTCACTCAACACGGACTGGATGAATCAAGATATGGCTCTATACTTCACTGAGTTAATCAGCTCACCTAACACTTACATTAAGATCAGCAACTATGATGCAGATTGTGAGCTACCTGAGAGTGAACAGTATGTGAGCTGTACTATAGTTACCTCTAGCTTTGAGGAGTTTAAGCAGAGAAATAAGAATCTAATTAAGCAGAGCATAGTAGTTAAGCTAGCTAATAACAATATCGTAAACTCTTAAGATGGTAAGGATACAACTAGCTACAGGTTACTTAGATGTAAAGGAGGGTACTGCCTTCCCTTTGAATTTTCAGGTAGGAGATATAAGGGATGTTAGCCAAAGAAAGGGCAACTATTCTAAGACCATCACGCTAACAGGTAGCAAGAATAATAACAACCTACTTAACCACTACTATGATGTGAATATCATTGAGGGCACCTTCAATATCAATGCTCTTACTACAGGATCTGTTATTCAGGATGGCATCCCTATCATGGAGGATGTATCTATACAGCTCACCTCAGTATTAAAGGCACAGCTAACTGATGGGTATGAAGAGCACGTGGAGTATGAGGTACTTATCAAAGATAGTAAAGCAGATTTTTTTACAGCCATTGCTAACAAGGAATTAACTGATATAGACTTCTCAGATTTCAACCATACCTATGATGCCTTTAGTGTGGTTAATAGCTTTGATAATACTATAGTAGATGGCTTCAAGTATTTTCTACCTGCTAATACTGCATATATTTACAGTACTCAGGAGTTTAAGCCTGCTATCTTTGCCAGGATATACTTTGATAGAATCTTCGCTGATGCAGGATTCACTTATGACTGGCCTACCATTGCATACGATAGATTTGATAAGCTCTTTATCCCTTACAATGGAGGGGTAGATAACTTTGACTATAAGGACTATTTGGTTAAAGCAGAGATAACAACTCCTACTACTTTTGTAGGTGGTAACTTTGGACCAGGCACAACTGCTATAAATCCTGCACAAACTTTAACAGGATGGACTGAGATAGAAGATCCTCAAAATATCTTTGATCCTGTAACAGGTGTATATACCACACCCTTTAATATAAGTAATGCTAATGCCCAAAGCTATGACTATAGCATAACTATAGCTTATAGCCTTCAGCTTAACAATACATCAGGAGGTATTTTATTTGCAGGTGATAGTCAAGGATTACCTAACCCTACATACTACAAGCCTAGATTAAATGTGCAAGCAGCAGGCTTAGGCTCTATTACTAGTAACTTATACACTAATCCCAACCCTCCTGCAGGTACTAATATAGCAAACAATGCAGAGCCTGCCCCTTTAACTATACCTAATGGAGTTACTACTATTCTTTCACAAACAGTACAAACTACTTTACCTCTTACCTATCTACAGCTTAATCAGTTTTCTTTAGGCACTTTAAGTTTAGGGGTGGCAGGTGTATCACCTCCATTAATAGGGCAAGCATCACCTCAAGTATACTGGAGATCAGGTGGAACAGGAGGGGTTAATTCTGCAGCTGTAGTTATAGAAGCTGTGATAACATCTATACAAATAAGCATAGTACCGAGTAGTACAGTGGTAGCCATAGGTGGAACCATAGAGGTAAATGATTATGTGCCTAAGAAGATTAAGCAGAGTGACTTCATTAAGTCTATCTTTAATATGTTTAATCTTTATGCTACAGTAGATAAGACCCAACCTAATAAACTGCTACTGCAAAATAGGGATGACTTCTATGATAGTGGGGTGGAGGTAGACTGGACTGAGAAGCTCGCTAAGGACCAGGAACAGAATCTATCTTTTTTACCTGAGATCACTGCAAAGAAAGTAATACTTACTTATGCACCTGATAAGGATGATCCTAATACAACTTATACCAATGCAACTAATGATATCTATGGGCAGGTAGAGGTGGTGTTTGATAATGAGTATGTTAAGGAGGTAGACACTAAGCCTATACTCTTTAGCCCTACCCCTGTTATTCAAACTTTGTTTGGAGCTTTCGTGCCTATGATAGCAGGTGCTGCACCTCAAACTAACATAAGGATACTCTATGATAAAACAGAAGTAGCTGTACCCCTTGCAACTTGTGGACCATATAGCATATTAGACTATGGATCTGTAGGGCAAAGTAACATAACTAGCTACCCATTGGTAGGCCACTTTGATGATCCTCTTACTCCTAGCTTTGATATCAATTATGCTATTTGTGATTTCTACTACTACCAACCTAGCAACCTAACAGATAACAATCTATACAACAGATACTGGAGAAGGACCATGGGCCAAATCAATAATGGTAAGATGCTCATAGCTAACTTTGATTTAAAGGAAAATGATATCCAAGCTCTTAGGTTAAATGATAAGATAAGGATAGATAACTCATGGTGGAATATTAACAAGGTAATTGATTATGATGCTAACAGCCACAAGCTTACAACAGTAGAACTCATCAGCATAGACAATGAAATAAACTTCACCCCCTTCATGGGACCAGGTGGCCCAGTGATACCTACCCCTCCTGCAAGTATAGGCCCTATGCAGATGCTAGCCATGAGCAATATCAATACTACTAGAATGATTACCTCTAATGTATTTAGTAATCAGGCTACTGCTCAGGTAATGGGAAGGGGTAATACAATAGTGAATGGCACTAGATCAGTGGTAGTAGGTGATGGTTATATAGTCAGTGAGAATGAAATGGTAACAGATAACTTAATAACTGCTAGTATAAATGGCACATCTACCTCAGAGCTCTTCCCTTCATTTGTTAAGACTGATGCTATTGATTTAACACTGTGGAATAATGGGCAGGGGGGTGTGATTAGTAACACTACCTATGGCGAAAGTGCGTTAAGAAGTAACACTACAGGCAGTGGTAACGCTGCTATAGGTAAAAATGCTTTAGCTAATAACACTACGGGCAGTGATAACACAGCTTTAGGTTTAGGGGCATTAGAGAATAATAGTATAGGTGCATCTAATACAGCTA